GTGCCTTCAACACTTGCACACTTATACTTGCTTCCGTGTTCAAGTTTATTATCTGCGCAATTTTGTCAGACGTTGTTTTTTTACCTTTGGTAGTTGCAGATTGCAACAAATTAACAGGCTCGACAGGTTTGACAATTGGCTTTAGAACAATTGGCTTTGGAACTACTTTCGATGAAACGATCTTCGGTGCAATTGTTTTTGGTGTTATAACCTGTTGAATCACTGGCGGAAGTTTAACAGGTTGAGGCTTTACAATCGGTGGTACTGTCAACGTTTTTATCTTGACAGGCGTTTTCTTTTTAGGTATCGACGGCTTGAGAACCTGCTTACCTCTGTTGATTGTCTGTGCTTCAAGTTTCTGCAATTCCTTCAGTGAAAGTATGTTGAATTTATTGTCTACGAACTTCGTGATCGGCAGTTTACCTCGACGCCACAAAGCTGCTTTGCCTTTGCCAAGTGCTTCATCGACAATATGTCGAGTCTTCGGGCTGCTGTCCATTTTCTTTAACCACTTCGGGTAGGTTAAAGTTCCCGGCACTTGGCCATTCATAGATGCTCGTGTGCCTGGTGGTAGTTCCTTTAATGGTATTCCCATCTCTTTCCACGATTTTAATACCGACACTGTTGTGCTGCGACATTGCAAGTGCATTGGCGGTCGCGGACCTTCACCAAGCGGAAAGATTTGTCCATCGAGTGACATGCAAATTTCAGTTGTCTTTGCATCAAGCGTTGCAAGGTATCTTGCACCCTTAACCACAGTTTCGTTTGCTTCGTAGGTAATCTCTCTCGCTTGCGTCACAACATTATTGACAGCAGTTCGAGTGATGACAGTTGCATCGCGAACAACCTTCTCTGCAACGTCTTTTATGCGTCGAGTGATAACAGGTATCGCTTCGCCTTGAATGATTCCAAGATTTATCTGTCGCATCACTTCACTGGATGCACTTGTACCAAGTTCCTTTGACCAATCTCTTAACAACTTACCTTGCATCGGTCGTGTACGAACAATTGCTTGCATAGTTACAACATTAGGTGCGATCAATGAAAGTGCAATCGGCATAGACTCTTGGATTGCACCTAGTTGCCACTGCGACTCCACAAACCCCATTGCAGTTAAGTCTGCAGTCAAAACTTTGTTCGTCTTACTCATTCCACCTTCAAGTACACCACGAACAGCATTTGCCATTGACTTCAGACGTTTAATTTTCCCTCTATTGGTTTCGGTATCAAGTTGTATGAGTCTAGTATCAACTTGGTTAAACAAATCAGGCAACACACTCTTGCTCAAAAACTTAATGATCTTGTCAACCTCTCCACCCTTCAACCTCTCAAGGTGAATCGCATGACGAATACCACGATTGTGCATTACTTCGTTGACCGAAGTAAATGCAGCAAGTCGTGGGTCTTTTTGTACAATCGTTGCCATATTACTCTACCGAAACTAATTTCAACTCTGCTGACGCATCTTCAACTTCAGCGTCAACGTCTAACATTTCATTCAGCACATCACGACGTTTCATTTCTGCCAAGAATGTTTGGTGTGTAATTTCGTTTGTCTGTCGCATCTTTATCAGTGCTTCAATGTCTTGTGATGCTCGCATAGATAAACCAAAGTCACTGAAGATGTCAACCTTGAAATCCTCCGGTATATCTTCCTTAGTCCATTCAGCAGCAAGTATGTAACATTCTCGCAACGAAATTTCTAAACTGTTAACCCATGAATGAATCGATGAATGCGATTCAGCAGTGTCCAACGCTCTTGCAGTTGCTGTCTGTGTTCCTGTTCGTTTCATCATCGGTCGTAGACTTGCAGTTTCCATTTTCTCTTCGATGTCAAGCAAATCACTGCGACCAATTTCAATTGCTTTACCACCATGCTCAACATACTTCATATCTGATTCTGGATTTGCTGAATGTACAAATGCTGCTGGTCCTATCTCAACCTTTTTTGCCTCTTCATCACTCATACCACTTGCCCAAAGTATGCCAAGTCTTGCAAATCGTAGAATGTTTTTGTGATCGGAGTTTGACTGCCAGTGATTTAAGTTCATCCATGCCAAATCTTCAAGTGGTGGTGAACCTATCATATACTCTTCACGATTTGCATAGAACGTAATAAGTGGAATGCGGCCAAAAGAATGCAAACCATCAGAGTGCATCACAAATTCTTTTGTTTCTTCGTTCTCAATCCAAAGTTCCCATGTATCTTCGTTATACACTCGAATTTGTTTCTGCTCTTTTTCTGTGTACGTTCCACTCTGTACAACTTTCGTTTCTGCTATGCGAATCTGTGTCAACTTCTCTTGACCATTCAACATTCGTGTTGTTTGCCAACCAATTAAATTTGGTGGTTTAACATGAATGAAAACAGGCTGTGCAGCAAAGTCTTTTTCACCTTCAACAGTTAAGTCATCAGGCATTTGTGGAAAATCCACAAGTACATGAGTCAACCCATAAGTCACTGCACTCTTTAACATTTCTTTTGCAAACGTTGTCAAAGATTTTCCAGTTCGATCAACGTTAGTTTCAAGTACCTTCAATTTCTCTGGTGGGTCACCAAGTAGCTTGACAGATTGAGAAAAAGGTTTCTCACCAAGTTTCTCAATCGTATCTTTGAACTTGTTGAACAAAATACTTCGACTGATTCTGGAATTGTACGCAGGTGTTTTCTCTCTTGTCTCTTTGTTCAACCAAGTCTCACCAGCATTTCGCATCGCAATTGTGCCACCAAGTAAATCATGAATCAACGGCCAACGTGCAGACATGCTAGTGTAACCTAGCGATGGAATATCAACAGTGTCTTTTGCTTTTGCCATTATGCGTTATCCGCCGATATACCTACCTTGAAATCACCATGTGCAAGTACCTGATCTGGTGTTACGTCCCACAACTTCCATTGGTAGGTATCTGCAGTGATCGCTGCCATTGCAGTTTCTGCCAAAGTAAAGTTTGCAATTTCGCTGCTTGATCCTGTGATTGATATATCTGCATCCTCAATTGCAAATTGTTTTATCGGTGTGACAATTGCAGATGATACAACGAATCGTAGAGTCTTTGATCCTAGATTAACCGCAACACCTACAGAATCTTGCACTGTGATTGCAAATGTTTTCTCTTCATACATAAATGCTTCAAGTGTAATCGGTGAAGCAATCAAACTACCTGCAGATCGAGTACCAACAACAGGTGCAAGCGTGATTGATACAGTTGTATCGTAGAACTTCACTGCACCGTCTGCTGATGTATCGCTTGCATTTGTGCTTGTCGCATAGATTTTCAGCACATAAGTATTCTGCATCGGCATACTACGAATCATCATTGCAAACGTAGTATCTGCATCGTTTACTTTTGCACGATGAATCGCAGTACCCTGATGCGTTGTAGTTCCATCGCTCAACGTCCAATCGATTGTGATTACTGCAGCAGCAGCATTCAGACCAGTTAAAAGAATCTGTGTCTCGATAAACTGATCTGCACCAGCAGTAAACGAACCGATTTCTATCCGCGAACTTATGTCCACGTTAGAAATTGCATCGGATTCTTTCAGGATTGACATTGTTGTTACTCAATCACAGGTGCAGGTGGCAGAGTTGGTAGTGCAATCATTACAGGATAATCGCTTACATCTTCACCAGCATCTACCAATCGTTGTCTTGCTTCAACGTATCTTTCTGCCATCCATGCCGAACCGCCTGATGCTAACTTATTTATTTCAGGAACTAATGCAATTGTTCCCTGCCTGTTTGCCATCGCGACCATTGATTTCAATGCACCTCTCAAAGTATCTTCGATGTTCAACGCAGCACGAACCATCGTGATTGCATCACGTTTTATTCCGGTAGGTTCGGATGGACGAACATTTTTTCGCAGTTCAGATTCTACCGACATTATGCTGCTCCAAGATAAAGTGATTGCCGTTCTGCTACTGTCAATGCTCTGTTCCAAAATGCTAGATGACTGTATGCACTGTTAACAAACCTTGAAGGTATATCGTCCAAGTTTGCACCACCTAGATGAACGTTCTCTGCGAAATTGATAAAATCAAATGGTGCATTCTGTGCTGTGTACGATACTGTTTGCTGTGCATTATTGAACCTAAAATTAATCGTAGCTGGAGGTAAAATCTCAACATGAATCAGATTCATGTTTCCATCGTTGATTGCCGGCTGATTTATAGTTCCTTGCAAAGTATTTCCATTTTCATCACGCAAGAAAATGCTGCATCTACCGGATACAGAATTGAAATTTACTAGAACTCTGTATGACATTCCGCCACCATTTACTCGAACTCCAAACATATCACCAGCAGTAGTCGATACAGTTGCTCTGTACCAGAAAATACAACATAGTCCACTACCTGCATTGCTTCCTAAATTTCCAAGTGTTGACAAATTTCCATACTCATTAACACCATCGAACTGTACACCACGCGAAGATTCTCCACGTATTGCATTCAAAAATTGATAGTTCGGTGAATTTACATAAGCTTGACCTGCCAGTCCACGCAACTCTTGCATCGGATCGTTGTCGCTTGCTTCATTCAATGGAAAATATGCAACAGGGTCCATACCTAAAATAATGGAAGTGTAACCGCCATCGTTTACTTGATCGGCATGGTATTCTGGAATGCTATGTGCCATTGTCTATTGTCCAAACCCTGCTCCGACTACGATGCCGGAGCAAGGTGGAGAAAGAGAACAAGCGTCGAGTAGGAAGTAGGGGTATGCTTCCAAATTTATTCTTGCAATCTATTCTCTGTGCCGAACCTACCTTTTCAATTAAGAAAAGAAACCACATTGTTTTAGCCAAGATACACAATCCGCGTTTGTGCCTTGGTTAAGTTATTTTCTTTATGATTTTATCTTTGCGACGATTATCCAACATCGCTCCGCCCCCGACAAGTAATGCTGCAAGCGAAACGCCACTGGTAACTGCTTGAATAGGGCTAAAAGTACCTTCAACCGCCGACGTTGCAAGACCGCCAAGAAACGCAGACACCTGTGCTTTCTTTTCGTCTTTAGCATCAAGATCATCGTGACCAGCATCGAGTGAATTTGTGTATGTAGTCATCTTCACTTCAAGCGTAGACCATAGAACGTCAATCTCCGCTTGTGCTTTGTCACCTTCAGCATTTAATTGCTGCCGAGTGACAGACACATTTGGATCGAAGATGCTTGCAGTTTTGCTTTGGCATCCTGAATGAATCAAGACCATCAAAGTAAGTACAACTCCAAGCACAACCCAACGGTTGAAATCAAACCACTTCAAGATACCATGCCAAAAATCTGTTGGTGCGGGGTTTTCAGTTTCGGTTTCCATTGCTCCATTCCTTTTCTAAACAAACTCAATTACATAATAGAAACACGATTCGACGTTGCCATCCTTCCTGTTAAAACACCGATGTAGTTGTGACGGTGTGACGTTTGATCGGATATTTATAATGAATAAAATATCCGATGCCATCAGTCAAGTGCGACAGCGTTGGTGCAATCTTTTTGTTTATACCTCCTGCACCATCGCTCGGAGTTCCTTCAAAGTCCTTGATTGTTTGTCTACACTTCGGATCGACGAGCAATCCGATTGTTTCGTCGGTTGACTTTGTTCGGCTGTTCACCGCATTGATTCGCACTCTCTCTCTTGGATTTTCACTTGGTACACGATTGCGTAGACGATCACCGAACACAGGCCGAAGAGTTTTCTCGATCAAATCCCAATCAGAACCCATCACCTTTGCACTTCCACCTGCACCACCTGTTGCGTCGCCATGCAAAAACACTTGGCCTTTATGTTTTCCGAACCTATCTACGACGTTTCTGCAAATCAAAATCGTGTTGCTGTTCTTTGCTAGATAAATCTCATCTATGATGCACGTCAACAGTGCTGTCAATTTCTGCTTTGTGTTCAGTTTACTTATCTTCGATGGTGCGTGTTCCTGAATTGCAGTTGCAGTGCCTGGACTTATATTGAAATCGAAGCATAGATGCAAATCTTCATCAGGATCATAAGGTAGACGCTCGACAACATTGTCACGCGAAAATGCGTAGTACACTACACCTTCAAACGATTCAAACGAACCCTCATATTCTTGCTTGTATGTTCGCTCATCGAGTTCAGATTTTGCAATTGCAATCTCTTCAGAGTCGAGTATCTCTTCACTCAACCAATGCCATGCACCCCACTGTCCTGTTCTATTTGCTTGTGCGTCCAACCACAACTCGTAGTAATGGTTTCTACCTTCAGGAACGCCGATAAAATCTGCGGTTCCTAATCGATCCGGTGTTGAAAGTGCTGGACGGATATGTTCAGTCCACACTTCCTTTTTCATATTGCCAAATTCGTCGAGCAATATATCATCGAGCGGCGGACCTTCAATGCGTGATGGTTGATCCATTCCCATAACTTGCATCGTCGCACCGTTCCACAATTTAATTGCGAGTTCGCTTTCACTTGGTTTGCCTACGATTAAATCTTTCGGTGTAAATGCTTTGATGTCATTCCAAAAAATTCTCTTAGCTTGCAAGTGTGTCGGTGCAGCGAATACAAACCAACCGTCAGGAAATGCAGTGAAACTTAATGCCTTGCGAACATGTCTACGCTTTGCTCTTTCGCTTTTTCCAGATCGACGACCTGCAGGCACAACATTAAATCGCTGCTTAGAGTTATAGAAGCGAAGCTGCTGCGTATGCGGTCGTAGCGGCGTCCATCGTTTTGGCAAAGCGTATGCAGTCAAACCTTTTCGTCCACTTCATTGTCATCCATCAATCTAAGTGCTGTCCGTGCTTGCTCTGCAGTACTTTCAGGGTCTTCCAAGTCTGTACCAAAAAATCTCGCTTCTAACCCTGTTATAGAAATCAACTGATCTTGTGCTCGAAGTTTTGCGATGATAGTTGTGTCATCGTCTGCAATTATCTGCTCAAGAAAATCAATCGATGCTTGTCTATGTTGCTCCCGTGTTTGTTTGCCTGCCTCTGCATGAATTTTTCTACCCTCTTTTAGCAGCCATTCCATTACAAATGGGTCGATTTCAATTCCATCAAGTTGATCGCGAACTTTTCTTTTTATTTCACCTTTTCGTTTCCTAAAAGCATAGCAGTCTGCAATAAATTCTAACGTCTCGCGGTATTCCTCAACGTTGAGTTTATCGAGTGGTACGTTATATCCGTTTGCAGGCATACCATTAGTGCACGCAGTAAATTTGACAACGGTCACAGCATAACGTGCAAACAAAATGTATGTTACAACGTAGCTACACCGAAATGTGTTCACCTATAACGGGAAATCGCCGATCAAAGGTTTGTCGCATTCTGCAAACACTTGAGCAATTTCCTGAGCACATTCTGCAGAGATTGTAATTACATCGCCTGTCTCTAATTTTTGCACCCACGTCGCAGAGTAACCAATTTTTTCTGCAAACTGGACGCGTGAAAGTCCTATTGCCTCACGCGAGTGTAAAAGAGCAGCTCCATTCAATCTATACCTTACCTGCAACTCAGTAAACACCTCATCGGTGCGTGCAACTTCCTTTCCTGCTTGACGCTTCACTCTTTTCTTTTCTTTCGTCCAGCAACCCCTGCAAATTGCTTTCGTTTTCTTTTTATTTATAACCCAACCTTCAGCTTTCAAGTGTTGGTTGCGACACAGTGCACAATAAAAATTTCCAGTTATCTTTTTAACTAACTGCAATCTCTTTTCTCTGCGTTGCATCGACCGAAAGAATGCAACATCTTCAGGGTCTTTCCAGTCATACTCTGACTGAATCTCTTTCACCTTTGCTCTGTTCGCAGCAGCATCACCTGCCAACGTATGTTTAGCAATTTTAAAAATATTCATAATTAACACCTACTCGTGTAAAATGGAACTGGTTGGTGAAACAGCATTGCCACGGCCCTTTATAAAACAGAAAATATAGCCTCAAAACAGATAACTTACATATCAAAACACCTCTGTAATAGTATTTAATAATGTAGTATAGTAGTATTATAATTAACATCTTGTTAGGGTAGCAGAACAAGGGTCTTTCAGAGAGAGGTCAGGCCCAATGCTGTTTCACCTACCATTTCCATTTTACACTGGTAGGTGTTAAAGTCTCTGATTCAATAGCTATCTGTAGAAACATCAATTAAAATCTCAGCTTGCAGGTAATTTTATATCGATTTACCACGTCTAAAAAGCAATCACCATCATACAACAAATTAACTTTCTCAGATTTCCCATTTTGACCACTACCACATCGACCATCAGATACCCTAACATCCAGTTGCTGAAACGTTAATTTTATTGGTAGAATCTCGATTCATATTTAATCTTCTACTTACAAAGAATTAAATCTTCGAGCAAATCATCACCAGAAAACTTAGTCCAACTCTCAAAGCTGCGAGTTATAAGTGGTTCGCCGAAGCTATTTTCCATAACATACATCTGATGGAAGCCTCGCAGCACAACACACGGCACACAACGATGCTCAAGTCGTCGCATTTTCTGCTTCTGTGAAGGTCGCAGCGCACCATGCTCTGCTTTCATTTCAATCCAACCTTGCCACTTTGCATGTCCAACCCACATATCTGCGATGCCGGCAACTTGATATGCACCACCATGAATTTTATAAACCTCTGCACCAACGCCAGCAAGTTTAGCACGAATGTGATTTTGATACCACGATTCTTTGTGTACTTTTGCATCACCACTGACAGCAAATCCCATGTTCTTAAATGCACCGATACCCTCTTGCAAATCCGCTGCAGTAAACCTACCAACTCCAGACGTGTGCAACGCACCAATATGCTCCAGCAAACATCGCTTAGCCTCGACAACTAAAATAAAATCTTCAGTGCGACCGCCACGATCAGGATGCGTATTAAATGCAGCAACACGATACGCTTTCATAATTTGCATCTGCGACGGATCAGGGTCTTGCAGTCGCAAAATAGAACTTGCTTGTTCAACTTTCATTCTGTTGTTCCATGATAGATACCGTACTTTCCTACCTGTGATCGTAGGAAATTAAAAACGCTTCCATCAGCCATTTCTCTTTAGATATTTCTAACGTGAATCGTGGTTTTCATGTTGTTTACCATCACCTGCATGTCGATGCTGTTTGTTTATGTCGAAGTATCCACTCCGATATTTCGATCTGCAACCAACCGACGAAACTAATACTAACATGATTACAATCACAGCAGCTATAAACGCAAGTATTCCACCTATTTCTTTCCAGTTCATAATCCAATCACTTTCAGTAAGAACGATGCAGATCAAAACAAAATCTCTAATTCATGTTCATTAACAACTATTTCTGTTGACCTTGTCATGCTCTGCGATTGCTTGTTGTATTCCTTTCCGCAGATTTCTGTATGCTGCGTTTGACGCATCTTTTTCTTCTGCTGTAATGTGCAACCAATGATCGGAGTCAGTTTTGCATTGCTCGCAACCATTTAACCTACTGAAAATCGGTATGCAATCTTTGCTTGCAAGAACAAATACTGCAATACCGGAGTTCTGTATTACAAGCAATGCCTTGTCTTTTTCACAATCACGTTCAACGACTTCATACTCAAAGTCATCGAAATAACCAAACACTGTACCACACACTGCACAATACCATTCTTTTTTCGAGAATAGAAATGTTGAAATCAATGGCCGACCACAGTGCATCATGTATGTCGTGTGAGTTCTCATTTTACCTTTCTTTCATTTGGCCTACCACTGTAAATTAGCTTTGCAGACTGTCTAACAACGTATTCACGTTTGCCACAAACAACACGATTGCAAGTGACAGCATAAAGCGGTTCACGATTATAAAACATTCCTGCTTTGGTAATCACTGCAAATGAACCTGTTCTCGGTTTGAATCGCTCCGATGGTATTTCAAACCACACTTTGTCACCCTCTCTGTATATCATACTGCCATCCACAATATGAAAAGGACCAACGAAACAAAACGCCACCACCAGATTGTGCGGATGTTCAACCGCATCATTTTCTCATGATGTACTCTATTCACCTCCATCAAACGTTGCAGCATCGCAACTTCCTGCTCTGCTGTCCTTACTTGTCGATCTAAAGTTTTCCGACCAGAACCAGATGCTTTACAATGTGCCTTTGCTGCTTCCATTTCTTCCACGACTTATTTTCCTTTATGAAATGCAAGACCTTTGCAAACTAGAATAGTCTTGCAAATTACTGTGATAGAAAACACAGACGACACACATATAAAAAGCACAGACCATGTACTCATGGTATTCTCCGTAAGTTATTAGAACCTTCAACAGTGTAACCACGAATCTTTTTATCTCCCAACTTCCAACGCCAGTCTACCGACTTACCATTGCGAACTCCATGAAACATAATTTGACCTGTATTGAAGTCTGTGATGATTGCACCAACGTCAGACAACTCGTCTATAAACACATTCATCACTTCCATACCAGCTTCAAACGCTGCACGCCTTATTTCATTGTCTCGCAGAAAATTCTTTGCTTTAACAACTTCCACATAAGACGCGTTCTGCGAAAGTTCTACTTTATCCTTTACCTCTTGACGTAACTTCGTAACTACCTCAAATTGCAGTTGTATATCACGAACAATACGAGACACCAGCACCAGTGATTTATTTGCATCATCAAGTGTGAAAAACTTTTGCTTGACAGTTTTTGTCATTGTTTCCACTTCCGTATTCATACTATCCTTCCTGTTGAATCATTGCATCGATAAGTGTTTTATGACTTAGGTGCATACATACACCTTTGTGCCAATGGAACACTTGCTCTCTCGGACCAAATAAGAAAACAGGTTTGTTCAACGCAAGTGCAATACCAACTTCGGTATGTCGTCCACCTCTAGTTAACTTATCACCAGTGAGAACCACAAGCATATCTACCTCACACATTTGTCGAAAGTCCATCTCCGCTGCATTACATGCCTCATCCCATGCTGCTCTATCTACGAGCGTACCAACAGACTCTTCGTAAATGTCATCATCAGAACTATCGTACAACCAATCTGATACAACACGAAAACCTGCATCCTTTATTCTCACAGCAAGGTCAATTGCATCTTGCTTCCGTGGAAAACTTGCAGCAACGTACACCTTGCGTAGTTCCGAACCACGTTCAAGTTTTGCAACACGAATTTCGTTTGTCATTTTAGACTCTCTATTGTTTGGATGCTTGAAGTTGGAATGCACAACGCACCGAACACTTGACCTTTTGTAATTGCATTACCAATGGTAATGAAAGACTTTGTTTGCTTGATAACAGTTCCAACTGTCCACAACCAAACGAATCCAACCAGCAAACTCTAACCATTCGATGCTTCAATTTCCTGCCATCGCTTTATACAACCGATCTAAATCCCAACCAACACCAAAGAACCAAGCATCAACATCACTACTTGAATCTGCAGGGTTATCTCTCCGCATTTCTGCAGAAACTGTTGCAGAGTTTGGAAGTAGTGCAGCACAACCTGACAACGATAGACATAAACATAGCATTGCAGTTTTCATTACGAATCCCTTTCAGTTTGAGTTTCCGTACCTTCTAACTGTTTCT